CGATGCCGCTTGCCGCCACCTCGTGCTCGGTCTGTAACCGGTCGACGGGCGCTGTGAGTGTCAGAACGACCCCGGCCGAGGCATTACCGATCTTGCCGGCCGTCAAGCACCGCACCATCACCTCGGCCGACCCGAAACCGTCCGTCGTGCCGCCAGCGATGACCTCGTACTGGATGCCATCTGCCCGCTGCAGCACGATGCCCGCCGGCACGGGAATGTTGGCGTCACCGAAAATCGTCACTTTGCCCTCGGCATAGGTCGCCGGCAGCCGCGCTAGGCCGTAGTCATAGGCATGCCGCTCGAGCCAGGGGCCCTCGGCGGTATGCTTGTTGATCTGCCGGCTGATGTACTCGAGGAAGGCGAAGGCCTCCCACACCGCGCCGGCCATGACCTTGGCGCTCACCGCGACGTTGTTCGGCCACAGCCGCGCGTCCGAGCCCTTGAGATTGGCGCGGAAGGCATTTGCCGTCCGCTGCGCGAGCTCGGGCAATGTCGGAATTCTGAACGGCATCAGATCACCGGGAGTCCGTCCCCAAAGTTCATCGGCGCATTCCGTAGCGTCTGCCGCCACAGCACGCCGAAGCGCTGCTCGTAGGCCATCGCGCCGTCGTGGCTGAAGTGACGCACCTCAAGGAAGAGATGGCCCGCCGCCTGGTCGATCTCCGTCATGACCTCGGTGCGCGCCACCGCGCCCTGCTCACGAAGCACGGCGAGCGCGTCCTCGGCGTAGTCCCGGGCGCGCTGTCGCGTCTCCTCATTCAGCACCGCCCGCTCCAGCAGCCACAGCTTGGAGCCGAGCGGCACGTCCGGCTCGCCTTCAAGCCGCACGCTGTCGCCCCACCAGCCGCGCCTGTCACCGTCGTCCGTCGGCAGCTCGTCGTCATCAGCCGCGCGCGCGTCGGTGAAGAGGCAAAGCAGCGTCGCCGTGTGCAGCGCCGCTTCCGCGCGCAGGCCTCCGCGGCTTTCGGGCTGATCCTCCGGTCCAGCGAGAATCCAATCGCCCCAGCCGCCCGACGCGTCTGCGCGCTGCACCCAGATCGTGTCCCACAGGAGCTGGGGTTGCGCCTCGCAGGACTCGGCGTCACGGATGCGGATCGCGACCATGGGCTACACCGCGTAGACCTTGGTTGCGCTGCCGACCGCCGCATCGCCGGCGCTGTCGACATCACCCTTGCGATGGACGAGCTGGCCGCCCTCGGCGCCGAGATGCACCTCGGGTGCCTCGAGCACGATCTTCACGCTCGCCCGCACGACGAAGGTTTCGGTGACCACCTCGACCCGCTTCTCGAACAGTTTGATGATGTCGCCGTGCGCGTTGTAGAGCGCCGTCGTGCCCGCCGGGATCGATCGCGGCCGATGATCGGGGTGCTCGATGCCGAGAAACACGGACTGATCCGGCCGGCCATTGACCAGCAGCGCCAGACCGTGCGCGCCCTTAGGCGGGTGGCTCGTCAGCCCGAACGGCTGCACCCGTTGCCCGAGCCGCAGCACCTCGTCGGCGTAGCCGAGCGCCGTGATGCGCTGAAACGGCCCGTCGTCCTGGACCTCGGTGAGCTCCGCGCGGCGCACGGCAAGCCGCGCGGAATGCACGTCAGTTGCAAACATCAGAATCCCTCTGTCCACGCTGGATCGGTGAGCGCATCGCCGCTTTCCAGCTCCTGGCGCACGGCGCCCTCTGCGCCCCAGCGCTCCGCCTCCTGCGCGGACTCGCTCAGCGGCGTCATGCCCGACTGCTTCCGCCCCCGGTACGCGCGCGGGTCGACCAGTGTCAGCTGCGTCAAGGAGCCGGACTGGTCCTGGCTGAACTCCGCGCGCTCGATGAGCATGGCCATCGACAGGTGCATGAGGATCGGCGCGTGCACGTAGATGAGCCGGTTCGGCGCGAAGAGCTCGCCGGCGAAATCCCGGAAGCCCTGCGTCTGCACCGCCGCTGTTATGGACCTGCCGGCGGCCCGCTCCTTCTCGTGCTGCGCCCGCTCCTTGGCCCGCGCGTCATCGGTATCCGTCTCGGCGGCAATGATCTTAGGCCGCTCACGCTTGACGCCGGAATCCTGAACCTCCTGCCTGATGCGCAGGCTCGCCGAGCCCGTGCCGAGCCGGTTCTGGCCCTTCACGATGTAGCGCGAGTGCCGCCCGTTGTCGGTGAGGCTCACCTGGAACGACTTGATGTTCCGCCCCTCCATCAGGATGCCGAAGTGCGGCTTCGCGGCGCTCGCGTTGGTGATCTCGATCGAGCCGTCCGGCATGCCCATCAGCGTGGCGGCCTGATCACGCAGGTAGCGCTCGCCGAACTGGAACACCGTCTCGCCCTG